TCGAGAGCCTCGTCGACAAGCGTTGCCTCTACCTTGCCCAACAGCGCGACACCATCAGGTCTCGTACATCGTTCCACTGGTGGCCCAAAACCATAAAACAGAGCTGATCAACCGGAAACCGTATGACTGGCCGCAGTGTGACCGTGCCGGCTTCGCCGGGCAGGCGGACCATCGATCCATCATCGAACGGAATCACCGTACTGCCCGCGCTCAGGTTATCGTAATCTCGCTGCGCCGCAGCGAGCCCGCCGGGCATCCTTGGTGCCGCACCAGTGGCAGCCCCATTTGTAGCCATCGGCGCTATTATTCATCATATGTTCTTTTTGCAACCAATATAGGGCCAAAACTGCTGCACTTTTCTTCGCATACAACAACACTGCCTGGTATAAATTCCCATTTCTCATCCTCAAGGTCATAATCATCCGTCGGCATGACCATAAAGACATTGTTCCCCAAATTTACTCCTTGCGTTGGTCTCGAAACGTCGGTTCCTTCCTCTAACAATGGAATGTATATAGTCTGGCTAGTGGTCAAAATAATCCCCTCCGAGTTAAATGACCTCGCCTGTCTCAGTGTCTATGACGATTGACCTACCATTTTGTGGGTGCACGTATCTAGTCGCGCCGTTTTCTGGGTTGATGCGGTTTGAAGCGGGAACGCTCCTTCCGCCCGCGATGGCTTCCTCGACCTCCTCAGGCGTCCACCCTCGTTTGTTCATCTGATTGAGCCATTTTTGCGTTGATTTGGGTCCGGCGAACCCCCGTGTCACCCTCGCGAGATCCTGCATGATCAGGTTCGGTGCTTCAGCCTCAGCCGGCGTCGGCGGGTGAGTCGGATGCGGATCGCTTGCTCCAGTTGGCGGCTTCGTCTCGTCGCTTCCCTCCGGCCACCACCGCCGCGCGAGGCGCTCCGCGGCGCTGGCCAGCGCACCGAGCATGCGGGCAAGGGCGCGGGCACGCGGCCTGAAGGCCATGGGCGTGACCGGTGTTCCATCCGGCGCGTGAGGACCCTCAGCGGCTTCAACTCGCGAGATCGTGGGCGATGAAGAAAGCGCTGATCCCTCGCCGCCCCCGCTCGTCCATCGACCATCCGGATCGCGGGGCTGAGTCAGGTAGGCGGCGGAGCCGGACGGCACGGCGAACGCGTCGGCGGCTTCGCAGGCATCCGACGCGGTTACTCCCGCCGCACCAACTGTCGTCGCCGAAAAGATCCCCTCCGCACCCGGGTAGGTCCCGTCTTCGATCAGCTGCGCCTCGACGAGCCGTGCCGTGACATCCGCGGGCCACAGCCCGAGCCCCGCATAGACCTGCGCGGCCTGCGCCTTGCTGAGCGCGACCGTCGCCTTCGTGGTGGCATCGAGCTGCCACAGCGGCCGGAATTCGAAGGTGAGCCGCGCCGGGTCGATGCCCTCCGAGCGCAGGATCAGCCGGTCGAGCTAGGGCCGGAGGTTGGCATATCCTAATGTTCGTCGTTTTCTGCTAATCTAATCGCGCATAGGACCGGGCGTTATTCCATGCAATCGCAACTTGATTAGTTATGTCGTAATGGGGAGCCATATCCACCAGGTTTTGCATTATGACGTCGACTGTGTAGGTCGTCCTGCTACCGAACACGATCGACTCGATGAACGGAATTATCATGTGATTAATTTGATTAATTCCAATCAGTCGGTGGATCATATTGTCTGCTGGTGTCGTATAAATATCTCTTACCCCCATTGTGAGATGGTACAGGAATGAACTCAAAACTCTCGCCTGCGTAGAAGGTGGGGAGCCTGCAAGCTCCAACATGCTGATTTCACTCACGACAGCAGCTCCATCTATTCAAGGATCGGCTTGTCCGGCGGTAGTCGGCCGCCGCCGTCGCCGGGCTCATCAAAGGGGTTGATGTGCAGAGTTCTCGGCAAGCCGTCGACCGGATAACCGCGATCTTGGAGAACTTTCAACCGAGTGTTCCCGTTCATGACCCGCCCATCCGGGGTTACCCTTAAAGGCTCTTCCGGATTCTCCCTGAAGCTCTTCACGATGTCATCAGTTGTTTGCTTCTGCCAGAATTCCAGAGAGCGTTCTGCCTGAGAATCGGTTTCGTAGGTGCTGTCCGGGTGAATTCGCCGAAGCGGAGGATCGGCACCTGCAACTCGGAGGACATGCGGCGCACTTGGAGCCGAACAGGAGCCGCCGCCTCCACCGCCTATCACTGTCCATCGCCCATCCGGATCGCGGGGCTGAGTCAGGTAGCCAGCGGAATCGGACGGCACGGGTAAGGCGTCGGTGGTGCTGCTGGAATCTTTTACCCCGTTCGCCTCCGCGCCTCCCACACCCGCAAAGGTCGCCGCGGCATTCGGATAGACCCCGTCCTCGATCAGTTGCGTCCCGACGAGCCGGGCCGTGACATCCGCGGGCCACAGCTCGAGCCCCGCATAGATCTGCGTGGCTTGCGCCTTGCTGAGCGCCACCGTCGCCTTCGTGGTGGCATCGAGCTGCCACAGCGGCCGGAATTCGAAGGTGAGCGCCGCCGGGTCGATCCCCTCGGAGCGCAGGATCAGCCGGTCGAGCCGCTCCAGCTGCGGGCGGAGGTCGATCTCCTGGCGAGCCGAGATCATGTCGTAGTAGTTGCGCGTGTCGCTGTCGCCAGTCGCCGACAGGCCCGCGGGCGACTGGCCGAGCAGCCGCGTCACCGGGATGTCGGCCGCACCCGCCGCCACCTGCAGGAAGGTGCGGACCATCTCGGGCAGGCCGGCAAAGTCGACCCGTTGCCTGGCCCAGGTCTCGCCGTCGCCGAGCAAGAGCAGGTTGTTGATCGATTTCATGGCGGCCGCGTAGGCGAACCGCGCCGACAGCTGCGCCGTGGTGTCGGCGGAGGACAGGTGCTCGGAGAGGTTCGGCACCGTGACGACGTCGACCTTGGCCTCGTGCATCAGGCTCGTGGCGCCGGCCGTGGTCAGCGCCACGGCATGGACCGCGTCGTAGAGCGCCAGCAGCACGCTGTCCGACCAGACCGAGGCCCCCAGGCTCGGGTCGGGCCAGGCGTTGCCGAGGAAGCGCACCACGCGCGAGGGGTGCAGCCGCAAGGCGCCGCGCTCGGGCGCCACGACGTCATAAGCTACGGCCTCGCCGAACCAGGGGCTCAGGGGATCGCGGTCGATTGCCGGGGCCGCGAGCTGCCAACGGCTGACCGCGTGCAGGAATTTCAGACCGCCGCGCGGCAGCGTCTCGGGGTCGAGCGGGCGGGCCAGCGCGGCCGGGTCGGTCTCGCCCGTGCCGATGATGATGGCGCCGCCGCCGTAGAGCCGCCCCAGCACCAGCGCCCGCTGCAGCGCCTTGCGCAGCCCGAGCCGGCGCTCGGCGGCCTCGACCCGGGCCACGTCCTCCCGGTGCCCCGACCACGCGCGCCATTCGCGCACCATGTCGTAGGGCACGATGTCGACGACCTTGCGGGCCAGCCAGTCGCCCCGGTACATGGCCTCGATCTGCCCCCGGTCGAGGTCGAACAGCACGAAGCTGTCGTAAGCCGCCTTGTCCTTGCCGGCGCCCAGCGAGGCCGCGAGGTTCGACAGGCTGTCGCGCACGCCCGCCGTGAAGGATGGAGGCATGGCGGCTCGCAGGATGGGAGGGAGGGACCGGCATGTCACACCACGCCGAGCAGCCGGTAGTCGGAGCGCCGCACGGCTTCGAGCGCGTAGCGCAGGCGTCGATGACGTGGTTGTGGCGATCGTCGAGCAGGGGGTAGTCGCCGCCGTGGACGACCGGCTTAAAGCGGCTATATCGGTAGCCAGAGGTGGAGCCGGGTCATGACCGCCTACAGCGTCGCCGAAGCCAAGAACACGCTTCCCAAGCTGATCGATCGGGCGCTCGAGGGCGAAGAGGTGGTGATCACGCGCCACGGCAAAGCGGTCGCCGAACTGAGATCGTTGCCGTCGCGCCCGGCCGCACCGACCGCGACCTACGCTTGGCTGCGCACCCGCCGACAAGCCCGCCCTCGCGTCGGCTTGACCTCCGTCGAGGCCCTGGAGCGCCTGTACGAGGCCGAAGCGTCGTGAGCGCCTGTCGCGATTGCTCGGCGTCTCGACGTCACCCTCGCTACATTGGACCGGCGCTTGGCGATTCCCGCCCGGGAACTCGGCGTCGTGGTCGACGAACTCGACGCCGTTTAGCCCCGCCCCTCCGGCCAGCCGAACCCCGCCGCGAGGTGGCGCCGCCACCAGCCGTCGAACGCCACCTCGCGCACGCGGTCGCGCGATTGCGCGTGGATCATGCGTCCATCGTCGGACAGGATGGCGGCGTGCTTGACCGGGCACCCCGGCCGCAGCCGGAACAACGCCACGTCGCCCGGCCCCACCTCCTCCAGCGCAACCGGAAGCAGGTGCCGCCGCGCCGCGTCGAGCATGTGCTCGACGGCACCGACCTCGCCCCAGTCGGGCGTGTAGGGCGGCGGCTCCTCGGGCTCGGCGCCGTAGAGGTCGCGCCACACGCCGCGGACGAGGCCGAGGCAATCGCAACCGGCGCCGCGGAGCGCCGCCTGATGGTGATAGGGCGTGCCGATATAGCGGCGCGCCGCCGCCACGATGACTTGACGGTCGATCATGAGAACAGCGAGCCGCCGGTCGCCGCGAGCGCGCCCTGCACGCCGTAGCGCGTCACCGCGTCGGCGCCCGGGATGTGGGGGAAACCGCGGAAATTGGCGACGTTGTTGAACTTCGACCTGCACACGGCCAGCGTCTTGCGGCAGCCCGCCACCACGGTGCCTGCGTCGCCCACGGCGGCCGGGAAGGGCGGCGGCAGCCAGAGTTCGAGCTGGTCGATGCCGCTGGTGCGGCGGTGCGATTTCACTTCGAAGAGGATCGCGGCATTGGCGCCGCTCGCGAAGACGATCGTACCATCCGTGAACCAGTCGGACGCATAGCCCGAAAGGCCGGCCGCCACGAGCACGCGGCCCGTGCCGCCGGAGGCCAACGTAACGGCGGCGCGAAACTGCGGCTGTGTCAGGTCGACCTTGCAGCGCGCATCGCCGAGCCTGGCCTCGCATTGGCGCGAATAGGTGGACCCGATCTTCTGGTTCAGGCGGTGGGCGAGCGCGCGCAGCTCGGCCGAGAAGGCCAGGCCCTCGCGCTTCACCTCGCCCAAGTTGCCGCTGGAGATCAGCACGAAGGTCGCGGGGTCGCTCCAGTCGACCCAGTAGAGGTCGACCGCCGCGTCGTCGTAGCGCCCCGCCAGGATGTCGGCTTCCGACAGGCCAGCACTCGATAGCGCCCCCGCGGCCGCCATGTTGTCGACCGCGAGGCCGAGCGACTGCTCGATGCGCGACGCCGTGAAACCCGAGCCGGCCTGGAAGGTGGTGCCGGCAGCCGTGACGTCGCGGTCGTGCTCGGTGAAACCCATGACCGTGCCGTCGTGGCGGGTCACCCGCCAGCAATAGCACAACGTCGTGACGCCGCCCGACAGGTGCGCCTGCAGGGCGGGAGGAAGCGCTTTCATGGCCGGATCTCGACGATCGGGATGTTGGGGATCTGCCCGGCCTCGAACCAGGCGAGGTCGGCCTCGAGGTAGTCGGTGTCGAAGCGCACCGGCACGTCGAACTCGAAGCCGGCCGTGATGGCGGCGCCGGCCGGCGGCACGTGGCCCGGCAGGAAGGTGACGAGGCCGCTGGTGGCGTCGGCCGTCCAGGCGAGCGCCGGGGCGACCGCTGCCCCACTCACTCCGATCCGCACGGTGCCGGGCACGGGTTTGGCGATGGTCCGCGTATAGGGGGTCGGCAGGCCGGCGCCGTAGAGCTTCACGAGCTGGAAGGTCGCGGTGCGGCCGTCGCCCGTGCCGATCGCGACGTCGAGGGCGGTCGGGGTCTGGGGCGACGGGCAGGAGCGGTAGTCGAAACGGTCCTTCCAGCGGAAGCCGTAGAGCCGGCCGCGCTGGGCCTCGAAGAAGTCGCGCACGGCTTCGAGCTGGGCGAAGCTCTTCACGCCGTAGCCAGCCTGGTACTTGCGGCGGCCATCGGCCCAGACCGCGTTGCGCTCCTCGGCGCCCGAGCGCAGCGTGACGACGTCGGTGCGACGCTCCGGGCCGCCCCGGGCGCCGAGCGCCACGTCGGTCGGGAACCGCACCTCGTTGAAGCCCGCCATCAGCCGTTCCTCCCACCGCGCCCGACCGCGCGGGCCAGCAGCGCCGCCATCTGGCTCTCGCTCCGCGCGAAGGAGGGCGCGTCGGGTGAGGTCACGTTGAAGTTGATCACCTGCGTGGCCCGGGGGCCGGCCCCCGGGCTCGGCATCTTGGCCCAGGGCGTCACGGCGGCCGGACCCGCCACGACCTCGGCTCCCCGCTCGCCCACGATGCCCCACTGCCCGGCGCCGATCGTGCCGCCGTCGGCAAAAAGACCGGCGAAGCCGGATGCCCCGCCGCCGCCCGACACCGCTTTGGCCATGGCGCCGAAGATGCCCCCGGTCGCGCCGTCCTTGCCTTGCGTGCCGAACAGCGCCGCGAAGGGTCCGGCCCCCGTGAGCGTGGCCTGAAGGCCCTGGCGGGCCGTGCCGCGCAGCAGACTTGCCGCGACCTCGTTCAGGCGCGCGCCGTCGAGGATCAGGCTCTCGATGCCCCGCGCCGCCTGGGCCGCGCCGAAGCCGAAGGCCTGGTTCGTGGCGGCTTGGCTCGCCTTGAACTTGGCCTGGGCGGCCGTGGCGGCGTCGATCTGCCGGACGAGGTCGGCCACGCCCGCCCGCTCGGCCGCCGTGGCCTCCGTGCCGAGCTTGGCCTGCTCGGCCTCGATCTTCATGCGCTCGACGATGGCCGCGTGGGCGTCGCCGACCGTGTGCAGCAGAGCCAGCTGTTCGGACAGGCGCGTCATCACCTTGGCCGGATCGTCGTCGCGGTCGCCCGAGGTGTCGGGGATGGTCCGGCTCGCCAGCACCTGGGCCGTGGTGAGACCGGCCTGAACCTTGGCCACCGGCGAGGCGGCGGCCATTGCGGCGGCCTGCCGGGCCTGGAGCCCGGCCGCGGTGTCGAACGTGTGGCTCAGGCCGGCCGAGGTCGCGTCGGCCCAGGCGCCGGCCCGGCCCGCCAGCCGGTCGAGGGTGTGTCCGGCCGTGTCGGCGGCCCGCGTGAAGCCGGAGAAATCGGCCTCGAAGCCGAAGCTGAGGGCGCCCGCCTGTTCCGCCATGCTCTACCCTCGCCTCTGCCAATCGCGGAACTCGGCGTCGAGCGCCTGGATCTGGTCGCGCGTCATCGCGCCCTCGTCGGGGTCGAGGCCCAGCACGAGACGGGAATAGCCCGCCCAGGCATCGGCGAAGCCGCGCCAGGAACAGCGCCAGAATTCCTCCTCGGACCAGGTCAGGGCGCCGAGCGCGAAGCCTCGCCAGCGGCGCCAGTCGGCGAGCCGTCGCGGTCCGGCGCCATCGCGAAAGGGCCGGCGCCCGGCGCCGCCTCCTCGGCGGCCGCGCCGGCCGGATTGCGCACGACCTCGAAGCCGAGCGCCGCCATCAGGGCCAACACGAAGGCTTCCGCCTCGACCGCGGCGGTGCGGGCCGCGAGCGCCTCGGCATCGGCACGGCCGATCGCCCCGAGTGCGCCGGCGATCAGCGCCATGCCGTCGGCGGCGCGGCGCCCGAACACGGCCTTGTTGATGGCCTCGACGATCGAAACGCCGCCGCATCGCTCCTCGATCAGCGCCACCGTGCCAAGGGTCGTGTCGAAGGCGACCCGTTGGCCCGCCAGCACGGCCGTGAACTCGCCGCGGAGGGTATTGGGGGCCGCGATCCTCGCGGCAGCGGCCGTCATGCCGGCGCTCGCTCTTCGAAGGGAGCGCTCGTCATGCCGGCGCTCCGGCGGTCCAGGCCGGGACGCCGGAGGATTCCAGCGTCAGCGACGACGAGATCTCCTTGTCGAACGGCGCCGATTCGTCGAGCTGCGTGACCACGAACCCGCCCTGGTAGTAACCGGCACCCGGGTAGACGATCTGGCACTGGAGCAGGGCGCCTCCTTCGAAGGCGCTCCTCACGGCCCCATAGGCCGCGTCGTTCAGCCAGACGAAGTCGCTGGCCGAGAAGCTCATGGACTGCGCGGCCGCGCCGGGCAACAGTTCCTGCCAGCGGCCGACCGAGTCGGCCGAGGTGACCTCGACCTTGCCGACGGCGCGCTTCACCTGCTTGGTGCGCAGGCCGCCGGCGGTGACGAAGGTCGAACCGGATGTGTTGACGCGCAGCAGCAGGCCGCGGCCGGGGGACGCCGACATGGGGCACCTCGTCGTTTCGGGGGATCAGGGGAGCGTGGATTCGTGGCCGGCCGCGACCGTCACCGAGACGACGCCGTGCAGCGCCACCTCGTCCGGATCGCGGAACGGGCCCCGCGCCCCGGTGCAGAGCAGCGACAGCAGCGCCACGCCGGGAGCGTCGATGTTCTGCATATGCAATATACGCCGTACATGGCCCATGACGGCGCGCGGCCGGCCCAGCGTATCGCCGATCTCGTAGCGATCCCAGACGTCGAGGTCGAAATCGAGCGTCTGGGCCTCGGTGTCGGCCGTCGAGGCGTCGCGGGCCGAGACGAGCCGAATCGTGACGGAGGGCATCACGGCGCGGGCCGGTGGCGCGTCATAGACGCGGGCTCCGATCACGGCCGCGAGCGTGGCGTCGGACCGGAGCGCCGCGCCGATCGCCGCCACGACGGCGGCCTGGCGGTCGAGGGCGCTCACGGCTTCATGCCCCGGCGCAGTGCCGCGGCCAAGACCGCAACGGCCTCGCGTCCAGCCTCGAGCGCGGCAGGGCGCAGGAAGGGGCGGGCCGTCATGCGGGCCGTTCCATATTCGAGGAACACGGCATAGGGCGCCGAGACGGTGACGGCGGCCCGGCCCGAACCGGTGTCGGCCGTCACGGCGACCGATCCCGCGAAGCGCCCTGCGGAGACTTCCCGAACCTGCTTCGCAGGCCCGGGACCCAAGCCTCCTCCGCCCGAAACGTCGGCCGGCGGGGTGCCGGGCGCCGAAGGTCCAACGCGCGCCTCGCCGTCGAGCGCCGCCCGGACATCGTCGGCGACACCCTCGGCGACATCCTGCAAAGCCGGTGTCGCGGCCGCACGGGCGGCTCCGGGGAGCGCCGCGAGGCGTCGCCGCAAGCCGTCGAGGCCCGAGATGCGGTGGGACACGGTCGCCACGGCGTCAGACCGGGACCGCCACGGCCGTCCAGGCCGCGCCCGCGGGGTCGGTGTCGATCCGGATCACCCGGTAGATCTGGCCCGCCACCGCAACCTCGTCGTCGAGGTCGACCGCCGCGGCGAGCCCGGCCCGGAGCACCGAGATCGTCACGGCCGGATCGGGCAGGCCGCTCGCGACACGGGCGCGGTCCGACACGGCTTCGACCATGGCCCGCACCGGGACGCCGGTGAAAGCGGCGCGAAAGCCCCCCGAACCGTCGTCGGTCGGCGACACCTTGTTCAGGGTGGCGGCGCGATACAGGCCCGCAAAGGCTGCGCCGAACACGGCCGCGAGATCGCCGTCGAGAAGCGACATGGTGGTTTCTCCGGATTCGCGAGGCCGTCATGGCGCGCCGCGTGCGATCAAGGGACGAAGACGGCCGGCTGGTTGACCTTGAGCAGCGCCAGGAAGCGGCGCCCGTAGCTGGTCTCGGCGAGGATCGACGGCTCCGCCGCCTGCCGGCGCGACGTGGCGCGATCGAGGCTGAGACCGCCCGAGCGCATCGACGTGAAGCCGATCGTGCCGGCGGCGGCCGAAGCGGATTCCGCGCCGGTGCCGAGCCCGTCGAGCGTCATCGAATGGGCGGCCAGCAGCATGATGCCGATCGCGAAGTCGCCCGGGAGCCAGTGCGTGTCGACGCGCGTCTGTGCCTCCACGATGGCACCGGCAACGGCTGCGGCCGGCACGGCCGCGAAGGCGGGGAAGCGCGCGGCAAGATCGGCCGCGCTCGGGACGATGTAGGGCATGGCGGTCTCCTGGCGGGCTCGGGGCCATTATCTCGTCGATGACGAGGGATCGGCCCCTGGCCGCGGCCTGCGGGACGGTCCTGACCATCTCGGGCGGTCCGGCGAAGTTGATCCGCTGGCGCGCCCAGGTCTCGCCGTCGCCGAGCAAGAGCAGATTGTTGATCGATTTCATCGCGGCCGCGTAGGCGAACCGCGCCGAGAGCTGCGCCGTGGTGTCTGTCGAAGAGAGGTGCTCGGACAGGTTCGGCACCGTGACGACGTCGACATCAAGCACGTTCCACGTGCTCGTCAGCTTATATCGGGGCAGTTCGGCAACAGCCGGACTGCTCTGGCCTCGTGCATGAGTGAGGTGGCGCTGCTGGGCTCAGCGATAACCATTTCGCCGAACTTGGGACTCAGGATCGCACACGACCACGGGCCGTCTTGCTAGGGGGCGAGCATGACGGTCAGTTCGCTTGATCTTCCTTCATCGCTGCGAGGGTCACGGAAGCCTGCTTACGGATCTGCCCCCATCGCGGATCATCGATCAGATCTTCAGGCCGGACAGATTCGGGTGTGTTCTTGACCAAATCGTCCATCAGACTGTTTAGACGTTCCAACTCGATCGCCTCTCCGGGGTCCAGACCGTGCCCTGGTCCCGCGAGGATCCGTGGAACAAACAGGTCGTCATATGCACAGATCGTCTCATCAGGGCTGTCGACCCAACGCCCTCCACCGCCACCAAACCAGACGGTTCTTTGGAAGTCCTCGTCAGCGATACGATCTAATTCATCAATGACGCGCCGTCTCCAGATCATCATGTCGGTCGCCATGAGGTACCCCCTTGTTCGTTCCAGCACTGAACCCGGATGTCTACGGCCTTTTGAATGTGAAGTCAGAAGCCGGAATATGTGCTCGGGGAGTTCCTCCCCGTTTAGAACCGCTAACCGGTTGTCCGTTGACGTCCATAAAGGCCCCATTCTGGTCCACGATATAGGGAACTTGCTGGTGTGAATAGGGGCTATCGGGATCGGCGGGCATCGACCGCACGACGTTGTTGTCATTCTTGGGGTCGGACCATTGCAGGCCGCCTTTCCTCCGCGTGGGTCTTTCGATCCAATTGTCAGGAATGCCGGCCGGCTTGAAGACGGTGGGCGGCGTCGGGTGAGCCAGGGACGGTTCAGGTGAACGGGCCGGCGCCGAGGACAGGGGCTCCGAGGTCGCTGCCGGTGGTTGGGGAGCGATCGGCTGCTGTGGTGGCCGAACCTCTGGGGTGCCGGTCCTGGGATCACCCTGCTTTTCGGAGCCTCCATGACGGACCTCCGCTCCCTTCTCGTTGTCGCGTTCCCTCGCCCGCTCCCTCCGTCTCCTGTCCCGTTTTTTCCTGCGCCGCTCCTTTTCCAAGTGAAACCCGGCCGAAATGATCAGGGCCCCGCTTCCCTCCGTCCATCGTCCATCCGGATCGCGGGGCTGAGCCGGAAAATAGTCCGCGACCAGGCCGCTCGCGTCTCCGCCATTCGGGCCGCCTGGGTCGGTCGCACCCGTCCCCACGTCGGCGAAGATCGTCGCGGCGTTCGGATAGACCCCGTCCTCGATCAGCTGCGACTCGACGAGCCGCGCCGTGGTGTGGGCGGGCCACAGCCCGAGCCCGGCATAGACGGCGGTCGCTTGCGCCTTGGCGAGCGCCACATCGGCCTGGCTCGCGGCGTCCATCTGCCAGAGCGGACGGAACGTGAAGGTCAACGCCGCTGGGTCGATCCCCTCGGAGCGCAGGATCAGCCGGTCGAGACGCTCCAGTTGCGGTCGCAGGTCCACCTCCTGACGAGCCGAGATCATGTCGTAGTAGTTGCGCGTGTCGCTGTCGCCCGTGGCCGACAGGCCTGCCGGCGACTGGCCAAGAAGGCGGGTGACCGGGATATCGGCCGCTCCTGCCGCCACCTGCAGGAAGGTCCTGACCATCTCGGGCAGGCCGGCGAAGTCGATCCGTTGCCTGGCCCAGGTCTCGCCGTCGCCGAGCAAGAGCAGGTTGTTGATCGACTTCATGGCGGCCGCATAGGCGAACCGCGCCGACAGTTGCGCCGTGGTGTCGGCCGACGACAGGTGCTCGGAGAGGTTCGGCACCGTGACGACGTCGACCTTGGCCTCGTGCATGAGCGAGGTGGCGCCGGCCGTGGTCAGCGCCACGGCGTGGATGGCGTCGTAGAGCGCCAGCAGCACGCTGTCGGACCAGACCGAGGCCCCGACCGTCGGGTCGGGCCATTCGTTGCCGAGGAAGCGCACCACGCGCGACGGATGCAGCCGCAAGCTCCCGCGCCCGGGCGTCACCACCTCGTAGGCGACCGCCTCGCCGAACCAGGGGCTCAGCGGGTCGCGGTCGATCATCGGGGCGGCGAGCTGCCAGCGGCTCACCGCATGCAGGAACTGCACGCCGCCGCGCGGCAGCGCTTCGGGGTCGAGGGGCCGCGCCAGCGCGGCCGGGTCGGTCTCGCCCGTGCCGATCACGATGGCGCCGCCGCCGTAGAGCCGCCCCAGCACCAGCGCCCGCTGCAGCGCTTTGCGCAGCCCGAGCCGGCGCTCGGCAGCCTCGACCCGGACCACGTCGTCGCGGTGCCCCGACCATTCGCGCCACTCGCGCACGGTGTCGTAAGGCACGATATCGACGACCTTGCGGGCCAGCCAGTCGCCCCGGTACATGCTCTCGATCTGCCCGCGATCGAGGTCGAACAGCACGAAGCTGTCGTAAGCCGCCTTGTCCTTGCCGGCTCCGAGCGAGGCCGCGAGGTTCGACAGGCTGTCGCGCACGCCCGCCGTGAAGGATGGAGGCATGGCGTCACTCGCAGGGTTCGGGAGGCGCAAAGGCGCGTACGGCTTTCTCCCGATTGCGGGAGAAATGTCGGCCCGCGTGCAAGGCAAAGCAAATGCAGGAGAGGAAGCGGAGCGGCTAAGGACCCGTTGCCCGTCAGGGCTTCGCGCCCGCGCCGCGGGCCGGCGCCTTTTCCTGCGGGCGGGCGAGGGGCTTGTCGTCCGGCTTCGCCTCGCTCCCGGCGAGGACGTCCACCCGCACTTCGCCCGCCTTCACCCAGGCGTCGTGCACCGGGTGGCGGGCGAGGTCGAGATCGGCCGAGGCGCCGGGTTCCAGCAGCGTGGTGCCGCCGTCTGCCGTGTGGAAGCCGCGCGCGGCGCGGCCGAGGTTGGTGACGTGGACCCGCATGATGTCAGATCCCATCGTTGTAGGACATGCCGCGCGGCAGCCGCACGTCGAGGCCGCCGAGCCGCATCATGCCCGGGATGATGAATTCCAGCATGCGCTGCTGCGGCGGGAAGAATTGATGCGGCATCGGCATGTGGAACTTCAGCACCTGGGGGTCGCGCCGGTAGGTGATCATCCGGTTGGTGCCGCCCGCCCCCGCGCCCGCCAGTTGCCGTACCGTGCGGATGGTCAGCGGTTGCCCGGTCGTCGAGCTGTAGACGTTGTTGGCCTGCAGGTAGGTCATGACCGTGGTGTCGGAGGTCGCGGAGCGCGGCATCGCCGCGATCGTGCCGTACTGGGCGACCGGCAACAGCACCGTGTCATGCAGTTCCACCTGGTTCGAAGCCGACCAGGCGCCCACGAGGGCGTTGTTGACGTCGGCCAGGATCTCGGCCGGCGTCTTGTTGGCCCAGAGCGGTGAGCCGGAGGCGCCGTTCGGCACCGCCACCTGCGGCACCACCGTCTGATTGACGAGGCCGAGAAAGCCCTTCCGGCTGTCGCCCGAGATGACCACGCGCTCGACGAGTTCGTCGGCGGCGCGCTTGGCGGCCGCAGCCTTGTCGGCGTTGAGGTTCATGCCAGGGATCATCATGGCCTGGTTCACCTCCTCGAGCGAGTAGCGGTAGCCGATCTTGGCCGATTCCACCGTCGTCTCGTATTTGCTGCGGCTGAGCTCCGCGAAGGGCATGTCGCTCGCGTCGCCGTTCATCCAGTCGGCCTGGCCGACGTGGTCGTAGGTGAAATAGGTGACGGTCTTGGCCCAGGGATAGGCCGAGGTGTCGACCGGCACGAGGCGAGGATATTGGATGTCGGCATAGCGGATCGCATAGACTTCGCTCTCGATGCTGGTGACTTGCGAGAGCAGGAAGCCGAGCGCCGCCTGGGCGTCGGTGGTTGCGCGGAGCATGGTGGTCCTGACGGAAGGAGAAAGGGGAAACGTCCCGCGATACGGGCCTTCAGGCCCGGCCGAGGGGCGAGGGCGATCAGCCGAGCCGCAGCTTGGCCAGGGCGGCGCCGCTGGTGGCGCTCTCCCACAGGGCGCCGGAGATCGCGGTATTGCCCGTCGCCACATTGGTGAGTTGGCCCAACGCGGTGAAATAGGCCGGCTGACCAGGCGACACGGCGGCCGCGGCGTTGACCCAAACCACGCCCTTGGTCATCACACCGACCGTCACGGTCGGGGCGAAGACATCGCCCGCTGTCGGCGCCAGTGTGGCGTCGCGGATCGCGACGCCACGGAAGGCGCCGCTGCCGCCGTTGGCCGACACAACGAGCTGCTCGGACGTGCCCTGCAGCACGGGGTCGCCGGGCGCCACCGCCACGGTCGCGGCGGGGTCGACCACGCGCGAGACGATGTTGGTCACCCATTCGCCATTGGCCAACATGCCCAGGTAACCGGGCGACTGGAAGTTGCTGTAGCTGGTCTGGACGGCGGGCATCAGCGGTCTCCTTGGGAGAGGTCGGGCTTCCAGGCGCCGGCCAGATAGGTGTTGCGGGCCTGGAGAGCGGAGGCGGGGGTGCTGCCGCCCGCGGCGGTGCCGCCCGCGGCGGTCACGTTGGAAAGCTGGCCGGCCAGCGGGTTGAGGGCCGGAGCGCCGGCGGTCCCGCGCAGCGTCGCGACCGTGTCGAAGGCCGCCGCCACATAGTCGTCGCCGCGGCCGCGCACGGCATCGGCGCCGAGCGCCTTCACCAGGGCGGCACGCCGGATGTCGCCGAGATCGAGGCCGCTCGGGTCGAACCCGACCCCGAGAATGGTTCGCGCGGCATCGATCACGGCGCCGCGTTCTGCGGCGCGGCGGTCGAGTGAAGCGGCATCCGTGGCCGCGCGGGCTCTCAAAGCCGCGATCTCGCCGTCGCGGGCCGCAAGCTCGCGGTCGCGCGCCGCGATATCGGCCTGCAGTCGGGCCACCACGGCGATGGCGTCGCCGGGGGGACAGTCGATCACCGCCACCGCGGCAACGCCGGACGTCGCGCCGGTCGCGGTATCGGCCATGGCGGCGTCGGCGCTCGCGGCTGCGGCGCCCGCGCCGATCGCGCCGACCGTGCAGGTCGGGCCGCAACGGCCCTGGTCGACGAGCGCGATGTGGTTGCCGCGGATGTTGCGCTGCACGGCGTCATAGGGTTCGCCCTCCGGGGTCAGGCCGGGCGTGAAGTCGAAATCGGCCCAGTAACCGTTCGACAGCTCGCTGCCGGCTTCCGCCCTGGCCACGGCCGCGGCGTCGGTGACGACGAGGTCGGTCGCGAAGTGCTGGCCGTCGCGCTCGACCGAACTTCCGGAGTGGCCGACCGCGACCTGCTTCCAGTTGCCGCTGTCGACCATGGCGGGCGGATGGTCGAGCGTGACGGGCTTGCCCGCGAAGGAGGCGAGGCTGGCGGGGTTGAACACTTCCACCGGCGGGCGGTAGACCCGGACCGGACTGTCCGAGGCGGCACCCGCCGGCCCGCCGATCTCGCCCGCCCGGTAATCCTGGATGCCGGCCCGCCCGATGCGGGCTCGCATCTGCAGGAAGCCTTCGGGCGTCCGCCGCCGCGACAGCGGCGTCGCTTGGTCGTGGATCAACATGGGTCGGCATCTCCTGGCGAGGGCTGCAGCGGCAGCCGATGGATCGACGAGCGTGCCGCGGCCGCTATGCTGGCGCGGTCTTCAATCGCCCTCAGGCGAGGCATCCATGCTGCGGCACTGGCCATCGCGGGGTACCGGTCGCTGCGTGACCTGCGGGTGGCGCTCGGGCCGCTCGATGTCGTGACGGGCCCGAACGGCTCCGGCAAATCGAGCCTCTACCGTGCGCTGCGCCTCCTGGCCGAGGTCGCCCAGGGGCGGGTCGTCCAGTCGCTGGCGGCCGAGGGCGGCCTGCCGTCGACGCTGTGGGCCGGGCGGGTGGTTGAAGGCGAGGCGGCGCCGGGGTGGAAATGGCCGGAGCGCTGATCTGGATCTGCGCGCCGCCGGATCGCTTCCGGCCAAGAGAAAGGCCCGCAAGCGAGGAGCCCCGGGCCGGACCGCATCTCTGCAGTGAAGCCATATAGACTCGAACAGCCGCCCGATGTCAAGAACAAATAGGGAACAATGCCCATAGCATGATTGGTATGTCGGCGGCACCGGCCGCCACCTGCAGGAAGGTCCTGACCATCTCGGGCAGGCTGGCGAAATCGATCTGCTGCCGAGCCCAGCTCTCGCCGTCGCCGAGCAGCAGGAGGTTGTTGATCGACTTGATCGCGGCCGCATAGGCGAACCGCGCCGAGAGCTGCGCCGTGGTGTCGGCTGACGATAGGTGCTCGGGAGAGGTTCGGCACCGTGACGACGTCGACATCGAGCACGTTCGACGTGCTCGTCAGCTTACAGTGGAGCAGTTCGGCACCAGCCGAACTGCTCTGGCTTCGTGCACCAGGCTCGTGGCACCGGCCGTCGTCAGCGCCACGGCGTGCACGGCGTCAGAGACCGCCAGCAGCACGGAGTCCGACCACACTGAGATCCCGACCGTCGGGTCGGGCCAGGCATTGCCGAGGAAGCGCAGCTCGCGCCTTTAGACCGGCTCCGACCGCTTGAGGCCGAACCAGCAAATAGGTTCTGCCGAGGTCGGCGTCTTGCCCATGGCGATCCACTCACCTTCGATGCGTTTCAGCAGATCACCCGGCTCGCCCGGCCAGAACGACATCGTTGTCGCGTAATCGAAGTCGCCCGGGTACACGCCGAGCGCTATCAGGCGTTCGATGACGTCCAGCGTGCAGCGGCGGATCTCCTCCTGACCCCGCAGACAGAGGTGCTCCCGCAGGGACTCGGCGATGAAAGGTACTTCGAGGAAGTCAATATCGGCCTCGGCGCGAAACTCCGATATCATACGTTCTATGTCAGACATTATGGACCCCAGTAGTGCAGCTTCCGAAAGATCACGCCGGGGATGTTGATATCAATAGCCTGCACCGTGGTGTCGGCCGAGATCAGGTGCTCGCTGAGGTTCGGTACCCGTGACGACGTCGACCTTGGCCTTGTGCGTCAGGCTCATCGCACCCGCGGTGGTCGATGCAACCGCGTGCACGGCGTCGTAGAGGGCCAGCAGCACGATGTCGGACCAGACCGAGGCCCCGTCGGTCGGGTCGGGCGATTCGTTGCCGAGGAAGCGCAGGCTCGCGACTTCAGACCGGCCCAGATCGCTTGAGGCCGAACCAGCAAATAGGGTGCTCCAGCGTCGGCGTGGCGCCCATGGCGATCCACTCGGCTTCGATCCGCTTCAGCAGCGCCTCCGGTTCGCCCGGCCAGAACAGCATCGTCGTCGCATGATCGTAGTCGCCGGGGTACACGCCCCGCGCCATCAGGCGCCCGATCACATCGAGCGTGCAGCGGCGGATCTCCTCTTGGCTCCGCAGATCGAGATCCTCTCGCAGGGACTCGGCAATGAATGACACATCGAAGAAGTCGCGATCGATCTCGGCGCGGAGTTCTGAGGTAATTCTTGCGATTTCGGCTTCAAACATCATAAACCTCAATAATGGAGCTTCCGCCGTACCACACCCGGAACGTTGACATCGATGGCCGGCGATCCGGGCGTCGACGTGACTGGCCGCAGTGTGACCGTGCCAGCTTCGCCGGGCAGGCGGACCATCGATCCATCATCGAACGGAGCCGCCGTACCGCCCGCGCTCAGGTAATCGTAATCTCGCTGCGCCGCGGAGAGACCACCGAACATCAGACGCGTCCTGGTCGAACTACCGGGCCTGCCGATCGGCTGCCCGTTGGGCCTGAGGAAGTCGCAGGTCCTCGCGATGGCGGCCTCCTTCGCCGCGCCCTCGATCCGAGCGATATCGGCCTCGGTCGCGACGTAGCCCGGCGGCTCCAGCCTCAGCAATGCACGGTTTTGTGGATCGATCTCCTTCAACGAGCGCCACGCTTGAATGTACCACGCGGCCCTGATCGGTTCCATGGCGTCGGGAGGAACTTCGGCAAGCGGTCGATTTTCTCCTTCGCCCTCCAGTCCAGCGGCATGTGCTGTCCCGATCGGGCTCAGTATGCCGAGGATGCCGCTCGGCTCGCTTGACGCCGTGCGCTTCGGGGCGATGCCGGCCCCAGCAGTCCATCGTCCGTCCGGGTCGCGCCGCTGGTTCGGGTCGAAGTCGAGGGCGGAGCGCGCGGTCCCAGCTCGCACGATCTAGATCGCCTCCGCACCCGGATAGGTCCTGTCCTCGATCAGCTTCGCCTCGACGAGCCGCGCCGTGGTCTCGGCCGGCCAAAGCCCGAGCCCGGCGTAGATTTGGGTGGCCTACGCCTTGGCGAGTGCCACACCGGCCTGGCTCGCCGCATCCATCTGCCACAGCGGCCGGAACGCGAAGGTGAGCGCGGCCGGGTCGATGCCCTCCGAGCGCAGGGTCAGCCGGTCGAGCCGCTCCAGTTGCGGCCGCAGGTCGATCTCCTGGCGGGCCGAGTTCATGTCGTAGTAGTTGCGCGTGTCGCTGTCGCCCGTGGCCGAAAGACCCGCCGGCGACTGGCCGAGCAGCCGCGTCAGCGGGATGTCGGCCGCTCCTGCCGCCACCTGCAGGAAGTGCGGATCATCTAGGCAGGCCGGCGAGTCGATCCGCTGCCGCGCCAAGCTCTCGCCATCGCCGAGCAGGAGCAGGTTGTCGATCGATTTCATCGCCGACGCCTAGGCGAAGCGCACCGAGAGCTGCGCCGTGATGTCGGCCGAACTCAGGTGTTCGCTGAGATTCGGCACCGTAACGACGTCGACCTTGGCCTCGTGCATGAGCGAGGCCGCGCCCACCGTGGTCAGCGCGAATACTGTCCTTTCTGACCCGAATCCTCAGCCTGTTTCTACGCCGATGAATGCTCCGGGCTAAACACCAGCCCTGTCCCTTGCGGTTCTGTAAGCCAAAATTTCAGGGGTACACCATCCTCATCGAAATCATTATAACTCTCAAGCAGAAGCTTGAGCCCGAGTCGCAGGCAAGCAGCGACAATGTCGGGATCGATGTTCGGCATGGGAGTCACACCGTCCGCTAGTACTGTGATCCAGAGCACGGCCTCAATTTGTCCACTCAGGAGGTACACCACCAAGTCCTGCCCCAATTCGATCAGCCCGATGATACGGGTCAGCCAGGCCGAAACGTCGTTGTCGTCCTTACCCCTGAAGCTTGCCGTGGAGGCATAATGTCGATCCGCTACTCGACCCGCGAGACGTCCCTCGGTCGCCATGGGCTCACCCACAATGTGGAGAAGCTCGACGGTGACATCGGCCTGATCCAAAAGCGGCTTCAAAAAAACCCACTCACTCCAAAGGCGCAAAGTCATATCGATCGGCTTGTCGCGTGGTGCATGAACAATCATACCTTTACTCTCCTAAATTTCCAATTATCTCTCCGTTGTAGATGATATCCCCGGTTGTCGTATCGAATAAACAAGCGTCAGCACCAGTTAGTCTCCTTAGCCGCTTAGCCAAATGAAGAGCGTCAGAGGCAGCGTTCGGGTCTAATTTCAGCACTCGGCAAGCATACCGGAAATTGCTCGTCGTAGCCACTGGCTGAAACAGGCTTTCATCACGTTCTCCAGTAATCGGGTCGGCTCCGTGGTGGAAAACGCGGGTGATGGGAGACACTCCTCCGCCACTCTCCGCCGTCCATTGCCCATCCGGATTGCGCGGTTGATCGGGAAAGTAGTCCGCGACCGGGCCGCTCGTGTCTCCGCCATTTGGGCCGCCTGGGTCGGTCGCACCCGCCCCTGTTTCGGCGAAGACCCCCTCCGCGCCCGGGTAGGTCCCGTCCTCGACCAGCTGCGCCTCGACGAGCCGCGCCGTGGTCTCGGCCGGCCACAGCCCGAGCCCGGCGTAGATCTGGGTGGCTTGCGCCTTGGCGAGCGCCACACTGGCCTGGCTCGCGGCGTCCATCTGCCAGAGCGGACGGAACGCGAAGGTGAGCGCCGCTGGTTCGATCCCCTCCGAGCGCAGGATCAGCCGGTCGAGGCGCTCCAGTTGCGGCCGCAGGTCCACCTCCTGGCGGGCCGAGATCATGTCGTAGTAGTTGCGCGTGTCGCTGTCGCCCGTCGCCGAAAGACCCGCCGGCGACTGGCCGAGCAGCCGCGTCACCGGGATGTCGGCCGCGCCCGCCGCCACCTGGAGGAAGGTGCGCATCATCTCGGGCAGGCCGGCGAAGTCGATTTTTTGGCGCGCCCAGGTCTCGCCGTCGCCGAGCAAGAGCAGGTTGTTGATCGATTTCATGGCCGACGCATAGGCGAAGCGCGCGCTGAACTGCGCCGTGGTGTCGGCCGACGACAGGTGCTCGGAGAGGTTCGGCACCGTGACGACGTCGACCTTGGCCTCATGCATCAGGCTCGTGGCGCCGGCCATGGTCAGCGCCACGGCGTGGATGGCGTCGTAGAGCGCCAAGAGCACGCTGTCGGACCAGACCGAGGCCCCCAGGCTCGGGTCGGGCCAGGCGTTGCCGAGGAAGCGCACCACGCGCGAGGGATGCAGCCGCAAGGCGCCGCGCGGCAGCGCATCGGGGTCGAGCGGGCGGGCCAGCGCGGCCGGATCGGTCTCGCCCGTGCCGATGATGACGGCGCCGCCACCGTAAAGCCGGCCCAGCACCAGCGCGCGCTGCACGGCGCGGCGCAGCCCGAGGCGACGTTCGGCCGCCTCCATGCGGGCCACGTCGGCGCGCTCGCCCGACCAGGCGCGCCACTCGCGCACAGTGTCGTAGGGCACGATGTCGACGACCTTGCGGGCCAGCCAGTCGCCCCGGTACATGGCCTCGATCTGGCCCCGGTCGAGGTCGAACAGCACGAAGCTGTCGTAAGCCGCCTTGTCCTTGCCGGCCCCGAGCGAGGCCGCGAGGTTCGACAGGCTGTCGCGCACGCCCGCCGTGAAGGTTGGAGGCATGGCGGCTCGCAGGATGGGAGATGTGAATCGCTTGCCGCGGCTTCAAACCACGTCGAGCAGGCGGTAGTCGGCCCGTCGCACGGCTTCCAGCGCGTAGCGGAGTGCGTCGATGACGTGGTCGTGGCGGTCCTCGAGCACCGGCAGGATGTCGCCGGTGAGCGGGTCGGTGCGGTAGGAATAGAGCGTCAGTTCGTCGATGGCGTGCCGGCACTCCGGGTGGACCACGATGTCGTGGTCCTGCAGGAACGCCACGCCTTCCTCGACCGAGTTCTTGCCCTTCTTGGCGGGCCTGATACGGAATTCCTCCCGGCGCAGGTGGTCGATCAGTTCGGGCCGGGCGCTGTCGCCCGTGATGGGCCAGGCCCTCGCCCCATGCGTGCCCTCCACGCCGCGGAACAGCGCCCCGATCTCGCCGATCGGGCAGCCGACCCGGTAGGCCTCGCGGTCGATGTAGATCAGCCCCTGGAACAGGAAGCAGCGCACCAGCACGGTGGGGTCGGCCGCGAAACCCCAATCGGCGCCGTAATAGGGCCGAGCGCTGTCCGGCACCTCCAGGCTGTCGATCCTCCAGCGGCGGAACACGCGCGTCTCCGCGTGGAGCTGATAGGCGCCTTCCCACACGTGGGCGTATTTCTCGAGATCCCGCGACCTGTCCCAAAGCCGCTCGGCGTCGAGCACGGCCGGGAACCACGGGTTGTCGGCGTAGCTCACTCGGGCCAGGATGGCATCGGGCCGCGGCGGCCCGCGGCGGAACATCGCGTCGACCGGGTCGGAGGGATGGCGCGGATTCCAGGTGAACCACAGTTCCGAACCGGCTTTGCGGATCGTCGGCACCAGGATGTCGAGCGAGCGCTGCGACACGGTGGCAGCCTCCTCGACCCAGGCAATGTCGACGCCCTCCATGGACTTGATCGACTCCGGGTTCGACCGTAGGCCGGCGAACAGGAACAGCGAACCGTTGCGCCCGCGGATGGCCTCCGCGGTCGAGCGGTAGCGGCGCGTCAGGCCCAGTGCCGCGATGCGGTCGTCGAGGAGGCGCTTCGACGAGTCACGGATCGAGCGCTGGATTTCGCGCGCCGCCAGCACCCGCAGCGGCCGCTCGGCCGCCATCAGCACCAGGGCGGTGGCGATCGAATGTGACTTGCCGGAGCCGCGGCCGCCGTAGAAAGCCTTGTAGCGCGCTCGTTGGAACAGGGACCGGAAAGCGTCCGGCAGCGCGATCTCGAGATCTTTCGGCGGGCGCGACGAACCGGACCGTGATGCCATGGGCGCCGTCGTCCTTTGTCGGCCGCGCGTTTCAACCTCACCGGAGCTTCGGGCGATCAGGGCGTCTTGGCTCCCAGGCTCGAGTCGGGCCACGCGTTGCCGATGAAGCGCACCACGCGCGAGGGATGCAGCCGCAAGGTGCCGCGGCCGGATGCCACCACGTCGTAGCTTACCGCTTCGCCGAACCAGGGGTCAGCAGGTCGCGGTCGATCGCGGCGCGACTTCGCTTCCAGCACTGGAGCTGTGATGAACGATGATGCAACTGACTTAGTGGAAATCGATGTTTTTGAATTATCGATCATGGCATGTTATATATTTACTGTTGAGGTTCATCTGTCATACTGCTCGATGTCTATGGTGCCGTCAGAATTATAGGACATATTCCATCCATCTTCCGAGAATAAAATCCACTGGCTACTCTCCTGAGAACCAGGTTTAAATTGTACGTATAAAAAACCAGAAATATCAAATTTCATGTTCAAACTGTATATGTCTTGTGAAACATCGGCTGTTATCAGCTTCTGACCACTAAGTCGACTGAGACAGAGATCGACTTCTGACTGATCGGGATCGAAACGGCTACATTTTAGATCGAATGCCTCTACACTCCACAGACCGTCATCGATGAACAGGCTCCACTGTCCCGTGGGGACGACGACACGTCGGCTCAGAGCTGGGTTAACTGGCTTATCGACCGAAGTCGAACCGTTTATCGGACCCTGGACTACGAGATGAGGCTTGCCAAATTCCATCCGCAAAATTCGACTCTCTCCACAGCGGACGAACCACACGTACTCTCCAATGAGAGGTGCAAATAGATTACGCGCTTCCTCAGCGATAACCTGCCTCTGTTTAGTCATGGATACTCACCTCGTTTGACACTGAGCGCAATCGATAGCAGCTCTTGATAGTCTGTTATGCCTTGGCCGGTGATCGCGTCGTGGAAAATTCTTTGTTGTCTTCTATCCAGACCAGCGGCGTTCGCGGCAGCCTTGGCGATCTTTAGCCCCTGCGGATCGTCCGCCGAAGCCGCCGGAGTAACTGGAGTTCCGTCGGGTGCATGAGGACCAGCATACGGCTTTTCCCCGCCCGCGCCACCCCGGGCAGTCCATCGCCCCTGGGGATCGCGGGGTTGGGCCGGAAAGAAATCCAGGACCCCACCGCTCGGAGCCCCGCCATTCGCGTCCTCTGGGTCGGCCGTGTCTGCTTGCCCCGCTTCCGCGAAGATCGCTTGCGCGTTTGGGTAGACTCCCTCCTCGATCAGCTGCGACTCGACGAGCCGCGCCGTGGTCTCGGCCGGCCACAGCCCGAGCCCGACGTAGATCTGGGTGGCTTGCGCCTTGGCGAGCGCCACATCGGCCTTGGCGGCGGCGTCGAGTTGCCACAACGGCCGGAACGCGAAGCTGAGCGCCGCGGGGTCGATGCCCTCGGAGCGCAGGATCAGCCGGTCGAGCCGCTCCAGTTGCGGCCGCAGGTCGATCTCCTGGCGGGCCGACACCATGTCGTAGTAGTTGCGCGTGTCGCTGTCGCCCGTCGCCGAAAGCCCGGCCGGCGACTGGCCAAGCAGCCGCGTCACGGGAATGTCGGCGGCACCCGCCGCCACCTGCAGGAAGGTCCTGACCATCTCGGGCAGGCCGGCGAAGTCGATCCGCTGCCTGGCCCAGCTCTCGCCGTCGCCGAGCAAGAGCAGGTTGTTGATCGATTTCATGGCGGACGCATAGGCGAACCGTGCCGAGAGCTGCGCCGTGGTGTCGGCCGAAGAGAGGTGCTCGGAGAGGTTCGGCACCGTGACGACGTCGACCTTGGCCTCATGCATCAGGCTCGTGGCGCCGGCCATGGTCAGCGCCACGGCGTGGATGGCGTCGT